CTTCCCCGAACTGGTCGCCCAACTGGAGGCCACGGCTAGGGAAGAGGGGATAAAAGCTGAACGCCAGCGTATCCAGGCTATCGATGAAATCAGCCGGACCCTGGCTCCCGAACTGGTCAATAGAGCCAAATATGAACAACCGATGACTGCTGAGCAGCTGGCCCTGGAGGCGCTAAAAGCAGACGCCGCCAAGGGGCAAGAGTACCTTGATGCATTAAAGAAAGACTATGAGGAATCTGGTGCGTCTGGGGTTAAAGGGCAGCCTCACAAGGTCGAGCCCAATGTTGCTCAAGTAATTGCTGAATATGCGAACAAAAGGAGGAAGAGAGGATAATGGCTCAGCTCTACAGTAGTCTAGATACCTTTGTGCCGGACAATCTTATTGCCGGCAATGAAGTGCCGCTTTTGGTTAAAGCTGTAACGTTGAAGGCTGATCAGGGAGTATTGAAGAGGGGCACCGTCCTGGGGATTATCACTGCTACTGGGTTGGCCGTGCCAGTTAATAGTACCAATACCGATGGCAGCCAAGTTGCTGACAGTATTCTGGCGGATGACGTAGACACCACAGGCGGCAACGTTGTCGCCGAGGCCTATGTTAGCGGCCACTTCAATCGCAAAGCGCTCATTTTTGGCGGCACTGATACGGCAGCTAACCATGAAACCAGGCTTAGGGAACTTGGCATCTTCCTGAGCGACAATATTCCGTATTAAGGAGGATGATTAAATTGGCTGCGATTCCGATCTACGAAACCAGAACAATGATGCAAGCCGTCGAATTGATGATGCCCGTGCGGACCTTTTTCCGCGACACTTTCTTTCCCGGCGTGGAGACATTCATCACGGAAAATGTCGACGTTGACTTTAAAAAGGGTAAGCGGAAGATGGCCCCGTTTGTGGCCCGCCGGCGCGGCGGCATTACCGTAGACCGTGGAGGTTTCCGTACCGATACCTACGTTACCCCGTACATTGCTCCTCAGCGGGCGCTGACCGTAGATGATATCAGCACCCGGTTGCTGGGCGAGAACATCTACAGCACACGTAGCCCGGAGCAGCGGGCGCAGGAACTCCTGGCTAAGGATCTGGCCGAGCTGGATGAGATGATCACCCGGCGCGAGGAGTGGCTCTGCCGCGAGCTGCTGCTGAACGGAGTCGTGACAATCAAAGGCTACATCGACAAGGTGGGCGGTAGCGAGTACGTGGAAGATGTCATCGATTACGGCTTTACCAACAAGGAGACTCTTGCCGGCGCAGATGCTTGGGACCAGGATACCAGCGACAAGCTCGGGGATTTGAAGCGCATTCGCCTGGAGATCATCCGGAAATCTGGTCGCAACCCCAACATCGTAGTTATGGCCAACAACGTGGCCGATATGTTTATCAACGACAGCAAGATCCAGGCGCTCTTGGACATCCGGAACCTAACCATTGGGACCATTCAGCCGCGGGTGCAGATGAACGGCGTGACCTACATCGGGACTCTGGTCAGCTTGGGCCTGGAGATCTACACGTACGACGAGTGGTTCCTCGATGACGATGGGAATGAATACCCAATGATGCCTGACGATTACCTCATCATGGGAAGCATCGGCTTGGGGACAAGGCTCTACGGCGCTGTGACGCAGACCGAGGAAAGCGACCGGGAGTTCCACACTTATGAGGGGACCCGGATCCCGAAGGTCTGGACCGACGTCAACAACGACGTGAAGATGATCCGAGTTGCTTCGCGGCCGCTGCCCAAACCTGAAGACGTTGATTCCTGGTTTGTTTTGAAGGTAAGGTAGGTGGTTATCATGGCAATACTGGTTAAACGCTTCCGCGTGCGGTACAACGGCGTAACATACGGACCTGGTCAACTTGGAGGTCAGATCATAGCGGGCCTCTCCGAAGAGGAAGAGGCCCGCTTGATTGAGGGCTCCAACGGGGCTATCGAGAAGTATGTCGCTCCGCAGGTTTCGGACGCGGAAGTGCCCGCTGCCGATGACGGTAAAGAAGAAGTTGTGGCTTCTGCTGGAGATACAGCATCTGAGCCTGAGGCTTCCGCCCAGGATACAGAACCCGAGCCTGAACTACCAGTTATCAACCCGGCCGATTTGATTAGGCCGAAAAAGCAGAAGAGGCGGTAAAAGAGATGCCGAAGCTTAAGGATTGCCTGACCCCGGATATGGCTGTCTTTTTCAACCTGGACGAGTTTGCCGAAATTCACGACATCGACGGGAGCAAAATTCCGGCGGTAGTCGACAGCGATATCTTGAAAATGCGGAGTTACAACAAATATGAGCATTTCGACGGTGTATATAAAGGGGAAATAGTCGTATACGTCCGTGCTAGTGATTTTCCCGACCGTCCTGTTTTCGGACAGCAAATGCGGCTTGACGGCAAGCTCTATCTGGTAGTGGAGTGCAGTGAGGATATGGGGATTTTGGAGATTGTCCTGGGGGCTAATGAGTCATGATCACAATCAGGGCTGAACAGCTGGAGCGGGTGCAGGTGCTGTTAAAAGGAATACCCAACGGCGTTTCAAAGGCGGTCGTCGGAGCGATAAACAAAGCGGCTCGGGCGGCCAAGAACGAGGCCATTAAAAAGGTCCGGGAGCGGTATTACGTCAAGGCAAAAGCCGTATCAGAAACGATTGAGATAAAAAGGGCTACCATGGAGAATCAGATGGCTATTGTATTATCTACGGGTAGCCCTCTGGCTCTTACTAAATTCCGGGTAACGCCTTCAAAGCCACCTAAGAAAAGACGCAAGAGCCCTATAATTGTGCGGGTGGTCCGTGGTGAAGGCGGACCTGTAAAGGGTGCATTTGTGGCCCAAATGCGCTCTGGTCACATTGGAGTATTCCGCCGGACCGGGCCGAAGAGGCTTCCAATCGTCCAGCTGTACGGGCCTTCTGTACCCCAGATGCTGGGCCATCCTTCGGTTACTGAGTTCGTCGAGGAGCGGGCCCGGGAGTTGCTGGAGGAAAAGCTGGAAGATGAGATAACCCGCATGCTCGGGAGGGTTGGCAAGTGATTACGCCGGTTCTGCTGGTGGATGAACTGAAGGATTTTATTGAAACCGTAATCCGGAATTACTGGCTAGAGACGAAGAAGCCTGATTTGAATAAACCTCCGCAAGTAGTCACCGGCTATCTGCCGCCCAAAGACCCCACCCGGGCAGAACCTGATTTTCCTTTCCTAATTATCCGGCTTGTAGAGGGTACTGACGCCCAGGAAGGTGCTACGGTTACAGTCAAAATAATCGTGGGCACTTACTCAGAGGATGCCCAAAATGGCTGGCGTGATGTGGCAAACATTGTCCAGCGTATTTGGGTGGAGTTGTTTAGGCGAAGGGTTATAGGTGGAAGGTTTAGGGTGGAATACCCCATGAAATTCGAATTACCTGAAGAGCAACCGTACCCGGAATGGATAGGTGTGATGACTACTGTTTGGACGGTTGCGCAACCTATAGTGGAGGAGGTTTTCTATGGCGAAGGCGAGTAAGGTGAGTAAACCTGAGCAGTTGATTTACTGTGGGCCTAATATCCCGGGCGGTGTACTGCAGCGCTACACCGTCTTTAAAGGTGGTCTGCCGGAGCATTTGAATGCCCTTTTTGATAAATGCCCGGCGATCAGGTTGCTGTTTGTGCCGGTAGCCGAACTGGCCCGGGCAGAGAAGGCTATCGCTACTAAAGGTACTCCTGAAAACACTTACTTTAACGAAGTCCTCCAGTTTATTTCGAAGGGTGGTGCATAACTGATGACCTATAAGCACGGGGTTTATATCACCGAAGTTCCTGCTTCTGTTACCCCGCCGGTTCAGGCTACAGCCGGCCTACCGGTAGTGTTCGGTACGGCCCCGGTCAACCTGGCGGCGGAACCTGCACCGGCAAATCAGCCGGTGCTTTGCTATACCTATGAGGAGGCCGTGAAACAGTTCGGTTACAGCAATGACTGGAAGAACTATACCCTTTGCGAGTTCATCAAGTCTCACTTTGCATTGTTCAACGTGGCTCCGGTGGTGTTAGTAAACGTGCTGGATCCGGCTATTCACAAGAAGAGCGTAACGGGGGAAAGTGTCACTCTGGTAGACGATCAGGCAACACTGGCCAATACGGGGGTTTTAAAAGAAACCGTAGTGGTAAAAAGCGAAGATGGCACTACTACTTATGTCGCCAATACTGATTACTTAGTGGCCTTTGATGACGATGGCAGGGCAGTTATCAGCCGGGTGGCCACCGGCGCTATTCCTGCAGGGGCTACACTGAAGGTGGATTATGAGCATCTGGACCCGAGCATGGTGACCGCAAGTGATATTATCGGTGGAATAGATGCCACTACTGGAGCTTATGAAGGCCTTGAACTGCTAAACAAGGTGTTTCCTCTTTTCCGGCTGGTACCCGGCATGGTTCTGGCCCCGGGATGGTCTCACGATCCGACAGTGGCCGCGGTGATGGTAGCCAAAGCCAGCAACATCAACGGGCACTTCAAGTGCATTGCCCTAACTGATGTACCAACGAGCGAGGTTACAAAGTATACCGATGTCCCTAGCTGGAAAGAGACCAACACCTACACTTCCCCGCGGCAGGCTGTTTGCTGGCCAAAGGTAAAGCTTGATGATGAAGTTTTCCACCTTTCTACCCAGCTGGCCGGGTTGATCTGTAAGACAGATGCGGAAAACGAAGATGTGCCGTATGCCAGTCCTTCGAATAAGTCTTTGCAGGCTAATGGAGCGGTATTGGCGGATGGTACGGAAATAACTCTGGGTCCGGACCAAGCCGCATATCTAAATGGCCAGGGGATTATTACGGCTCTGAACTTTATTGGCGGCTGGAAGGCCTGGGGTAACCGCACTGGGGCATATCCGGCAGTGACGGATCCCAAGGATGCATTTTTACCCGTTCGCCGGATGTTTGACTGGATTGCCAACACCTTAGTCCTTACGTTCTGGCAGAAGGTTGATTACCCGATTCAGCGCCGCCTGATTGATACTATTGTTGACAGCGCTAACGTTTGGCTCAACGGCCTTGCAGCTCGGGGCTTTATCCTCGGTGGCCGGGTGGAGTTCATTCAGGAGGAGAACCCTGATACTGACTTGATGGATGGTATTGTGCGTTTCCACGTGTATGTTACTCCGCCGTCGCCGGCCCGGGAGTTTGATTTCATAGTGGAATATGACCCACAGTATCTGCAATCGCTGTTTGCTGCATAGGCAGGAAAGCAGAAAATTGATTTTGTGGTTGGGTAAGATCTACTATACCCCTCTCCTTGGATATGAGAGGAATTTTATGGCTAAAATCAGCAGGAATTGGATGTGTTTTGTCGAAGTTGATAGTTAAAATTTTCAAGGGGAGGGGGGTAAGCTAAAAAATGAAAAAAATTTTATCTGTAGTTATTACCCTGCTGATGCTTGTAACATTGGTCGGAGGTTGTACTAGTGAACCATCTCAGACAGGCAATACTTATAATACTTATAGTGATCAAGGAGTGGCAGAAAAATCTGAACCTGAAGACGATAAGTTTATAAAAGCTGGCATGTATAAAGTGGGTAAGGATATTCCTGCAGGAGAATACCTAATAATTGCTGAAGGTATTGGTTATTATCAAGTAACAAAGGATAGCAGTGGAAGTTTAGACAGTATAATTGCTAATGATAACTTTTCCACCACTAGATATGTAACTGTTTCTGATGGCCAGTATATAGAAATAAAGAATTCCAAAATGATACCAGAATCCGAAGCAGAGCCGCTAAAACCGCAAAATGGCGAATATTTAGAGGGGATGTATAAAGTCGGCAAAGACATTCCCGCAGGAGAATACAAGGTTGTTTCCACAGGAGGAATGGCGTATTTTGAAATCTCTAAGGATAGCAAGGGCAGTTTAGATTCGATTGTTGCAAACGATAATTTTGAAGGAGAGAAATATGTGACAGTAACAGATGGGCAATATATAAAATTGGTTAATTGCAAGTTAATCAAGTGAGAGAGACTTACAAAGCCGCCGCGAGAAGGCCCTACCCTTTCAAGGGTAGGGATGAAAGCGGCGACCGGGTAAGGTAGAAAGGCTTGGTCTGAGCCTTGATCAGACCCTAGGGTTGGACCGACCCGAAGTCAAGCCTTTGGAGAGGAGGGCCTCTGCGCGGGTGTCTTTTGCACCCGTGTAAGCCGCCTCGACGAAGAAGGAAGCCCTACGCCTTAAGGCGTAGGGAGGAGGTCACTGGAATGGATTTAAGAAAAAGCCCCCATTCGGGGGTTTCTTTATTTGCGTAGAGAGGAGAGGGGAAGTATGAATCAGGTACCCGAGAAACTGATCAACTTTCGTGTGTATGAAGATGGAAACGATCTGTTAGGCGTAGCAGATCTGGAGCTTCCCAGTCTGGAGGCCATGACCGAGACGGTGAAGGGCGCCGGCATTGCTGGCGAGGTTGAAAGCCCGGTCCTCGGTCATTTCGGCAGTATGACCTGCACCATAAATTGGCGCACTATTGTTCGGCCTATCGTGCACTTGGCTGAGCCACGAGTTCACAACCTTGATTTCAGGGGTGCATCGCAGGTTTATAATGCTGCCACGGGCGAATACCGGGTTCAGTCAGTCAGGGTTTCTACCAGGGCCCTGCCGAAAAAGACGCAGTTAGGAAAGCTGGATGTAGGAGCCAATGCGGATGCTTCTAACGAGTTTGAGGTCGTTTACCTTAAGGTTACTATTGACGGGAAGAAGCTGGTAGAAATCGATAAATACAATTACATCTGTTATATCAATGGGACGGATTATTTGAAGAAAGTCAGGCAGGCCCTCGGGTTGAGTTAAAAAAGGCCCACCTTTGATCCGGTGGGCCTTTGTTGGCCTTATTTTATTATGCGCTTAGCCATTCTTGCCCGGCGCATAGCCGTGAAAGGCGATCGGGGCTTGGATTGGTGCTTAAAGTCTCTGCCATCGCCAAATAGAAATTGGCCTATGTATAAAATAAAGGCGATAACGCCAAAGACAAATCCTATGTAGTACATTAGCTTAAAGCCGAAGATGCTTTCCATAACTGCACCGACGACTACCCCGAGAATGGACCCAAACAGGAGTATCATGCTCCAAATGATAATCATAATGAGGACATAGCCAATGTCCATGTTGATTTCCCCCTTTTCTGGAATTATATCATGGAGGGAGTTAAAAATCATGGAAAAAGTCGTTTTGAGCAAGCCATTCGTTTTTGAGGAAAAGGAATATCAGGAAATTGTCCTGGATCTGGAATCCTTGACGGGACGAGATCTCATAACCGCAGCTAATACGGCAAAGACCTTGGGTGACCCTTCGCCTGTTGCGGAATTATCTAAAGCATATCTTGCCGCGGTTGCGGCCAGTGCTGCTAAGGTCCCTGTAGATTTGATTATGTCCTTGCCTGCCAAGGACTTTACGGCAGTAACTTTAACAGTTCAAAATTTTTTACTCGGATAGGGTTGCGTCATAACTCCAAAGGATTGCTTATGGAAGTGTGCCTATTGCTGGCTGCCAATACCTATACTCCCGTTTTTTACTGGCTGGACTTACCGCTTTTGGAACTACTGGAATGGGTCGATAGTGCCAGCAAAGTACTTTCCCGCGGGAAAGGGAGTTAGAAATGGCACGAAAGGTATTCGAGATAGCTTTTCAGCTTGCGGGCAAGATAGATTCTTCGTTCGGCGGGATTTTTACGTCTGCCGGCGAGAAATTGCGGCAGATGAGTCGGCATACTGCGAATTTGCGGGTGGAATTAAAAAAATTGGAAAACGCCCAGAAGAAAGTTGCACGTGCCCGCGAGCTTCAAGAGCAGATTGCCGACACACAAAAGAGATTTGAGACTGCCCGAAATGAAGTTAAAAGGCTTGCTTCGGAACTTTCGCAAACGAAAAGACCGACACAGGAGCTAAAACAGCAGTTTAAAGAAGCTGAACGCGAAGCTGAGACACTTAGAAAGAAACTCGTTGCGCAACAAGCAGAGTTACAGAGATTACAGTCGGCTTTATCTCAGGCAGGTCTTGGTAGTCGAAATTTATCTGATGAGTACGCCAAATTAACTGCTCAGCTTGAAGAGGCCGAGCGAGCCCAGAAGAATTTCGCTACTGCAGTTCGCATAAATGAAAAGGTGGCGAGTTTCCGCCAGAGCATGCGGGCGCGCCTATTGGATACCGCGGAATATGCAGTAACTCTGGGGGCACCAGTTAGGGCTGCCATACAATTTGAATCTGCCATGGCTGATGTTAGAAAGGTTGTTGATTTTGAGACACCGCAACAATTTAAGGCCATGGGTAAGGATATTCTTGAACTTTCTAAACGTATCCCTATGGCTGCTAGTGAACTGGCTCAGATTGTTGCGGCTGGCGGCCAGGCTGGAATTGCCCAGGAAGAGTTGGTTGCATTTGCGGAAGATGCTGCCAAAATGGGTGTAGCCTTTGACATTACTGCCGAAGAAGCCGGCCAGATGATGGCTGAGTGGCGGTCAGCCTTTAAAATGAACCAGGAGCAGGTAAGAACACTAGCGGATCAGATTAACTATCTCGGCAACACTACGGCGGCCTCTGCACCTAGAATCTCCGAAGTGGTACGCCGGATCGGCCCTCTGGGGGAGGTTGGTGGTGCGGCTGCAGCCGAAATCGCTGCCCTGGGAGCTACCATGGTATCTGCCGGCATTACGGAAGAAGTGGCAGCTACCGGCATTAAAAACTTGATCCTTGGCCTTGTGGCAGGCGAAAGCGCGACAAAAAGACAAGCCAAGGCTTTCAAAGCTCTGGGACTTGATGCAACCAGAATGGCAAAAATGATGCGGGAGGACGCGCAAGGAGCAATTCTGACGGTGTTGGAGGCGCTGCGGAAGCTCCCTGAGCACAAGCAGGCAGCGGTCCTGTCGGATCTATTCGGTAAGGAAAGTATTGGGGCAATATCGCCTTTGTTAACTAACCTTGAGGCTTTGGAGGAAAACTTCAAAAAAGTTGGTGACGTTACTCAGTATGCTGGCAGTATGCAGACAGAATTCGAGACTAGGTCCGTAACTACCGAAAACAGGTTGCAGTTATTGGGAAATCAGGTCGCAAGTCTCGGGGTTTCTTTGGGTGAAATATTATTACCATCCTTAAATGATGCGGCTGGTATGCTAGCTGAAGTAATTGACAAGGTTCAGGGATTTGCTGAAAAACATCCTGGATTAACCAAGGTTATTGTTGAAGGAACAGCGGCAGTATTAGGACTAAGTATCGGATTATGGGCGCTAGGATACGCCGTTAGCATTCTCATATCGCCTTTTGCGCAGTTCTATCAGTGGGCCACAAAAATAGAGCTTGGCTCTAAATTGGCTGCTTTAGCTAGTAGGGCGTGGGCAGGAGCGCAGTGGTTGTTGAATGCTGCTTTGAGCGCCAATCCAATCGGGCTGGTAGTTATCGGTATAGCGGCTTTGGTTGCCGGCTTGGTGGTGTTATATAAGAGGAGCGAGAAGGTCAGGAAAGTTATAGATAGGATGTGGAACGGGCTGAAATTGGGAGCGGAAACAGCAATTAATTTTGTTATTGATAAAATCAACGCTCTGATTAACAAGCTCAATAAGATTAAAATCCCAGACTGGGTACCATTAATCGGGGGAAAGGGTTTCAATATAAAGACCATAAGCCATGTAAGCCTTTTTAAGAGCAGTTCCCCAGGCATGGGGGGATTCCGGACCCTAGAGGCAGCAGGACATGCGGCTGGCGGCATTTTTGACGAACCGCATTTAGCCTGGTTTGCCGAAAAAGGGCCTGAAGCGGTAATTCCTTTAGACGGTTCGCAACGGGCTTTATCGTTGTGGGCCCAAGCTGGGGAATTGCTGGGAGTGAAACCTTCTGGGGGCACCATACAACTGACTTATGCGCCGGTGATCCATGCACCTGGAGGAGACCCGGGTGTTATCCGGCAGGTTTTAAAGGAGTCCAGGGATGACTTTATTGAGCGTTTCAAGGCCATGCTCCATCAGGAGAGGCGGCTGAGCTATGCGTGAATATGTGACGGTGCAAGGGGATACCTGGGATTTAATTGCGTTCAGGGTTTACGGTAGTGAGAAATACATGACGAACTTGATAGAGGCCAATCCCGAATACCGGGAGACGGTCTTTTTTTCTGCCGGCATTCTGCTGAAAGTACCGGAAATCACCACGCCCGTACCTTCCAAACTCCCACCCTGGAAGAGGAGTGGTAGCTGATGCAGTATGCCCGCCGGGCAAGGCTTACTTTAACCTACAATAACAAAGATATTTCAAAAGACCTGGCGCAATATCTCCTGAGTTTCTCCTATACCGACCATGCCAGCGGAAAGGCTGACGACCTGCAAATAACTTTGGAGGATAAGGCCGGCCTATGGAAAGCAGACTGGATGCCGGAAAAAGGGGCTACCGTCAAAGCCACAATCCAAGTTCAAAACTGGGATAAGTTGGGGCAATTCGAAGAACTTCCTTTAGGCACCTTTGAAATCGACGAAATTGAGTGTTCCGGACCCCCAGAGACGGTGACGATTAAGGCCGTATCGGTACCGGAGTCAACGTCTTTGCGAGGGGAAGATAAGACCCGGGCATGGGAGAAGACTACGCTGTATTTGATAGCCAGTGATATCGCGGCGGAAGCCGGGTTAGGACTGCTTTATGAGACTTCTGATAACCCCCAGTACGACAGGATAGAGCAAACCGAGCAGTCCGACCTGGCTTTTTTGTTGAAGCTTTGCGAAGATGCTGGGTTATCGTTGAAAGTTACGGGCCAACAGATAGTGATCTTCGATGACAGTAAATATGAGCAGATGGAGCCCATTATGACTATAGCCAGGGGGGTTGCGCCAGTTGAATCGTATTCGGCCAGCTCCCAGACAAGAGAAGTCTATTCGGCGGCCCGGGTGAAATACCAGGGTAGGAGAGGTAAGGTTTACATTTATACCTATACCCCTCCAAACCGTCCCCTTACAGGTAAGACGCTTATTATAAACGAACGAGTTGACAGCCTAGCGGAGGCTGAACGCTTGGCGAGAAGCCGCTTGCGACAGAAAAACAAAGAAGAAACGAAATTCAGCCTTACCATGCCAGGGAACATAAACCTCGTTGCGGGGGTGACGGTGTTAATTCAGGGATGGGGTAAATTTGACGGCAAGTATTTCGTGGAAAAGGCCACGCACAGTGGGCCCGGATACACTACCAAAGTCGAGTTGCGCAGGGTACTGGAGGGATACTGATGGGAGGCATTTGGAAAAACCTTATTCGGGTAGGGAGGGTGTCGGCAGTAGACCCCGACCGGGCGACCGCTAAGGTAGTATTTGAAGCTCAGGAGGTAGTATCTTATGACCTCCCGATTATCCAGCGCCAGACCTTGCGCAACAAGGATTACTACCTTCCCGATGTGGGGGAACACGTAGTTTGTATTTTCTTGCCTACCGGAAATGCTGATGGATTTATCCTCGGGGCTATTTACACTGATGAGGACCAGCCGCCGGTAAGCAGCCAGGATAAAAGGGTGGTCCAGTTCGAGGATGGGACAAGAATTGAATATGATCGGGCCTCCCACACTTTGACCATTAACGCCGTTGGTCCTATCAATATCGTGGCTGCCGGCAACGTTAACGTGACGGGCGACGTTATCGCAGACGGTATAAGCCTTAAAACTCATGTTCATAGCGGTGTTACGGCTGGCACCAGCGACACTGGCCCGCCGAAGGAGGGAGGCTGATGATTGGCAGCCTTGGACCTGTGGTGTTTGAAACTTCCTCTAAAAAAATAAGGACATTTACCGATTTCAAACGTTCCGGCAGTGCCCGCTGGGGTAAACATGAGATAATGTTTGGCAAGCCGGTAAAGGAATTTTTAGGTCCTAGCGATGAACAAATAACTTTTTCCGTTAGATTGGACGTATCTCTAGGCGTTAATCCAGCCGATGAACTCTTTGTTTTACGCTTTATAAGGGACAACGGTCTTGCAATGCCGCTGATTCTTAATGGACGGCCGGTATCGGAAAACCTCTGGATCATCGAGTCTCTTAATGAAAACTGGAAAAACGTAGATAACCAGGGCCGGCTGCTGGCAGCCGAAGTTGAGTTAACTCTTTCGGAATACGTGCCTCCGCCGGAGGTGACGGGTTAAATGGAATATGATGTACTGGCCACCCTGGAAGAAATAGACTTTGCTCCCCAATCTGAGTTAGCAGAAATACTGCAAAACGTGCGGACAATCCTTACTACTCCCAAATACTCGGTTCCTCTTAACAGGGGATTTGGTGTGACTGTAACCTGGCTGGATGACCCCCTGCCCGTGGCCCAGGCGAGATTAACAGCTGAAATTGTCACGGCGGTCCAGCAATGGGAGCCGCGGGTAAGGGTGACCCAGGTCACCTTTGAAGGTGATGCTAAGGAAGGTATTCTTCGCCCGAAAGTGAGGGTGAGGCTAATTGAGCAGCAGCTTGAAAAACCTGCCTGAAATTGAGTTTGTTTCGACGGACGTGGGGGAAATTGAGGCAAACATCATCACCGTTTACGAAGGCATTTCGGGGCGCAAGCTGGCCCCAGGGGATCCGGTAAGGCTGTTTTTACAAACAATAGCGGCCATAATCGCACAGCAGAGAGTCCTGATCAACTATGCCGCTAAGCAAAACCTTCTGGCGTATGCAGAGGGGTCCTACCTGGACCATATTGGTGCGCTGGTGAGAACCGAAAGGCTGCCGGCAAAAGCAGCACAGACCACGTTGCGTTTTACCTTATCTGCTCCCCAGCCGCAGGAGGTTACTATTCCGGCTGGTACCAGAGTAACACCAGATGGGCAGATATTTTTTGCTACAGTGGAAGCAACGACAGTGCCGGCTGGGGCCACCCAGATCGATGTTGTGGCAGAATGTACGACACCGGGAACTGTAGGCAACGATTGGCAGGTTGGGCAGATTAGTAAACTTGTTGATCCCTTGCCCTGGGTCCAAAAGGTTGAAAATATCACCATAAGTTCCGGCGGGGCTGATGAGGAGGATGATGACAGCTATAGAGAACGTATTCAACAGGCGCCAGAAAGTTTTTCTGTGGCTGGACCATATGGAGCTTATGAATATTGGGCAAGAACAGCACACCAGTCAATCATTGATGTTTCGGTAAGTTCTCCTGCACCGGGGGAAGTGGAAATTCGTCCTTTACTTGAAGGTGGGGAAATACCAAGTCAGGAAATACTAGAGGCCGTTACTGAAGTTTGTAACGATAAAGAGATTAGACCTCTAACGGATAAAGTAACTGTACTTGCGCCTACAGTTGTAAACTATGATATTAATCTCACTTATTGGATAGATAAGAGCAATTCAACCATTGCCACAAGTATCCAGGACGCGGTTAATGAAGCTGTTAATGATTACATTACATGGCAGAAATCGAAATTAGGACGCGACATCAACCCCTCGGAACTTACTGCCAGGGTAATGGCTGCAGGTGCCAAACGGGTAGAGATAACATCTCCGGTATTTACGCAGGTTACACCGGAGCAGGTTGCCGTTGCAAACAACGTTACGGTCCAATATGGAGGGTTAGAGGATGGCTAATATCAGGGAAATAAGTTTAGTTGATTTGCTGCCTTCTAATTTAGCCCAAGATCCTAAAGTAAAAGCTGCTGCTGAAGCACTGGACGCTGAACTGCAAGCCGTTACACAAGCAGTGGACCAGTGCTTAATTATTTCTCGTATTGATGAGTTATCTGAAGAAGTATTGGACTTACTTGCCTGGGAGTTTCATGTAGATTTTTACGAGCCGGATTTGCCTATTGAACAGAAACGAGAGCTTATCAAGAATTCCATCAAGTTTCATAAAAAGAAAGGCACTCCGGCAGCAGTAGAAGATTTAGTAACTGCTATTTTTGGAGACGGCCAAGTGCAGGAATGGTTTGAGTATGGAGGGGATCCGTATAAGTTCAAGGTAGAAATCGAAGCAACAAACCGAGGAGCGTCGGAAAAGGAATTACAGATGGTAGAACGCCTCGTAGAAGAAACAAAGAATGCTCGGTCTTGGCTGGAAGCGATAAGTATTTACCTAACTTCAAGAGGAAATATATCACATGGATGCACGGCTGTAGCTGGCGAGTCGGTAACGGTTTATCCGTGGTTTACCACGGAGATTGAAGGGTACGGGTCAATTAAATATGCTTGTGGTTATCAAGCAGTAGAAACGCTTACTATATATCCAAAGGAGGCCAGCTAATGGCAGAGAAGTTTTATACCATTTTGACTAACACCGGGAAGGCTAAAATTGCAAATGCACAGGTTTTGGGGACAACAGTAAATATAACAGAAATTGCAGTAGGTGACGGTAATGGTGCTTATTATGAACCTACAGCAGACCAGACGGCATTAATAAACGAAGTTTGGCGAGGCAGTATTAATTCTATTGATACTGATGATGATAATCCTAATTGGATTGTAGTCGTCGGAGTAATACCAACTACTGTCGGTGGGTTCACCGTGCGGGAAGTTGGTATTTTTGATGACGAGGGAGACCTAATAGCTGTAGGTAAATATCCTGAAACTTACAAGCCTGTAGCTGAAGAAGGCAGTGCTAAAGACCTGTATATAAAAATGATATTAGAAGTAAGCAATGCTTCTGCTGTCACTCTCAAAATAGACCAGGCAGTTGTCTTAGCTACAAAAGAAGATATAAATGATCTGGCCGGAACCGGTAGAACTACAGAGACGGTGAAAGGGAATGCTGATGCGCTTGCTGCGCATTTGGCCGACAACAACATAAATAGCAACGTGCATGGCTTGGGGCATATACCAACCTTCAAAGAAGAAAATGGCGAGGTATATATAAAGAGCCCAGCGATGTTGTATTTCTATGTAGATGAGAATGGTAATGTATTTTTCCGTCCTGACGGAACGGGAAATGCCTTCGCCACAATTGGCGAAGAAATTAATGTATGGAAGGTGGGATAAAAGAAGATGGCTGATATACAGTTAGTTAGAAAATCAGTGTTTGATAACGTTATAGGGGACATTACATTACTGAAGACATTTGATAAGAGCAACATAGTAAATGCTATTAACAGTCAATTTTCTATCTATACGTTTTATGTCGATAGTGTGAACGGCGACGATAATAACAACGGTTCAAGTAGCGCACCGTTTGCAACGATTAAAAAAGCCTGTGATAGTGTGCCTATTGGCGGATACGGGGCTATTTATCTTGCTGGAGGACAAACATTTACAATTGATGAAAATATTCCTCTTTATAGCAAGCTAATACGGATTATAGGTAATGACACAACACCCCCAATTATTAAAAATGCCTCTAGCAGCCTGTGTGAGTAATAAAGTTTAATGACAAAGCAAAAAGCTCTTTGATAACCGGAAAATGGTAGAAACTGCTGTTGGTAAATCTGTTGGTCAA